GATGAAGTCTCTTATAATGAAATCCTCGAAGAGCCCGCTGTTCAACAGGCCTACAAGGACTACCACCCTGAAGGTTGTAATATTATCTTCAAGTCCTTCAAGCCTGCGTCTGTGACGGAGATCACCAACAATGATATTGAGTGGTCACCCAATGGAGAAGACCTGTTGCCCAAGCCGCGAATTCTTGCAGCATCGGACACGCGTGCAGAGAGGTTCACGGCGAACAGAGCTCGTTTCCAGCCCAAAGAAGCCCATGACCCTGATTTTGACAAGGTGTCCGATGTTATCGCAGTCCATATTGCCGATAAGATCAAGAAAATGGGTGATATGCAGAGGGGTCTCAAAATCCTCTCATTTCACCAGGCTGTTCACGGAGATAAATCCATTGGACTTGATCCACTCCGCGTTCGCCAATCTCCAGGTTTTCCCCTTTCTGCTCTTGGAAAGAAAAGGGAAGACTTCTTCCACATTGACCCAGAAGGAGAGCTAGTTGAAAAAGCTGGACTCCAGGATCTTGCGGACGATGTGGCTCATCTTCAAGCCATGGCTCGACAGGGAATGGACCTTCCGGTTATTTGGTCCATTTTCCTTAAGGCTGAAAAATTGAAGAAACAAAAGGTTCTCGATGGAAAGACACGCGACGTCAACGCCGCGCCTCTTGCCTTCTTGATTCTTAGCCGTATGTATATGGGGGAAGCTCTTTGTCTCATTGCCAATGGCGCTCCGGACAACGAGTGTATGATCAAGGACGATGCTCGTTCTGCTGCGGACTGGGACTATTTTGTCCGTCAGCTCCGGTCTGTCTCTGATGGATTGTTCTGTGAAGCTGGTGATTACGCCGGTTTTGACCATACGCATTCCGTCAAGACTCTTCTCGTCGCTGCAAAAGTTTTCCGGCTTTTGTATTCAGAGATTCCTGAATCAGAAAGCCGGGCAATGGACAGCATTTTCAACGCTGTAATACACCCCTCGCTCATTTTTGGAGGGACTGTTGAGAAGCGTGATGGCACTCTTGTTTCTGGATTTCTTGGCACTACGACTTGGAACTGTATTATCAACATGGCTTTGTTCAGGTACGCCTGGATCAGGGCTAATGATATGGATGTTTCTTGTCTTGGTCACTACGATGAGTTTATCAAGTCCTTCTTCTGCGGAGATGACAACATTTACTCCGTAGACAGGTCATTCAAGGACGTGTTTACCCCCCAGTTTTTGGCTGGTGTCTTTTCCCGACTTAATTACGTTTACACCTCTGCTGACAAAACCGCTCCCAAAGACCACCTTACTCCTTTCTACAACCACACCATGTTGAAACGTGGGTTCAGGTTTGAGAAGGAAATTGGGAAGTGGGTTGGTCCACTAGATCTCAATGGTTCCATTGAAATCTGTATGTGGTCCAAATCTGGTAACATGACCGATATGATTGGCGCGTCAAACTGTGAGAACACTCTTGATGAGTTGTCTCTTCACGGTGAAGAGGTGTTCAATCATTGGTTACCAAAGATTGTTGCCCATGGACGCGGTGTCTGGACTCCTGAGACCACTGATTGGAGAACCAGGTTCATGACTGTGTCTAAATCTGACTTCACTGTCCAGTGAAGTGGAGCACGTCCGAAGACGGTATAAACTACGACCGTTTGAACAACGGTGTGAAGTGGAAGTCTGTGGGTCTCCCTTGAGAAAGGAGACAAGTTCAACCACCTCAAAAATAAAAACAAAAATATGACATCACAACAAAATCAAATAAATCCTGTCTCGTCATCAGAGGGCGAGACCTCAAAAATAGCGACTACGATCTTTTCAGATGACGCCGCCGGCATTACAGTATCGCCGTCCGTTTTCTCAAATGATCCCTTGTTTGAAAACATAAACTTTGATGGAG